TCCTGCACCACAGGTTGCTCCTGCTGCACCTGCAAAGAATCGTCGTCGCGTCGCTGTAGCCTAGACCAAACACTTGAGTCTGCCGGTGGATGATGTAGTTTAAAATCAAAATCCACAAAGAATGTTTTTTCCTTGTCCGGGAAGTCCAAGTATTGCGGCACAGACTTGCAAGTTGGAAGCCGTTGTAATGATTTGCGACCACACTCGGTACAAGTATAGACAATCGGACGAATGACTAACATGCTGGGTGTGACAATCCGTACAGGTCCATTCAAGCAGTGTTCCAAGAAGCGTTCAGGGGTGGTCCATTCTTCATTGACATAACGGTCAAACACATGTCGAGGCAGTTTCGACCAGAGTTCATCGTCTTCGGTCCATCCAGGTTCTTGAAGCAAGGTTCCAAACTCGGACTCATGAAACCATAAGACTCGCATATCTGCATGGTCTTGAAGTGAATGCTCTGCGCATCCAACTCGTTCCAAGGAATCATTGTATAACCAATACACATCTGCATGGTCATACGAAGGGTCTCGTGTTCCGCGATAGACTTCTTGTCCGTCCATCATCCAGGTATCCGCTACGACATCCAAATCATTTTCGGTGATGTCGGAGGAAATGTTCGTGTATAAGAACTCGGGGTGTAGCCGTGAAAACATTATTGAATCGTTAGTTTACGCAAATGAAACTGAAACGCAGACATCGTGACGACAGACCGTCTTGGTTGCTGAACGAGATAACTCGTGGCGTTTGCGTCGTCCCTCGGCCGCTTGAAGGGTGGTCGAACACTCGTCCATATCCTTTTGAATGTCGTCGTAATGCGTTTCAAGGTAATCTAGAATCTCGTCCTGAATCGCCCACTCGAAGAAACTCAATTGTCCTACGGTGGTGTTCAGCTCCATGAACTGAATGCGTTTCCAACGACAGAACGGGTCAAACATCTTTTTGCTATACGCTTTGAGATGGGCTTTATAGGCGAGATACACGATGACATGTCGTCCAGTCTTGGTGACAAAGGAAATGTTATGCTTCTTTGCATAATTGGTCACGAGCCAGTCAATGAGTCGTAAACTGATTTTAGACTCGCCCGAGAGAATGGTCTTCACCCGAGCGAGTACTTCGGGATTACTATAGAATCCCGCGAGTCGATGTAGGACGAGTTGGTCTTTGCTTTGAATCTCCATAGTGGGTTTAGTTGCGCTCATTGAAAATGCCTTTTATATATAATGTCGGCAATGTATCTTTCATCCGTAGGGGCAGACCTCAAGGAGATTGAACCTCATACACGTGAGCTAGGAAAAGCCGTAAACGAAATGCAGCAAAAACTTACGACTGAAGTACGAGTGTTGGAAGGGACTGAAATTGAATCGTACCTTGCAGTGAGACTGGCTCTTGAAAACGAACTTTCAACGACGAAGCTTACAGAAGAACAATGGAAGAGCGCCTTACTGAATGGTTGCTCGACAACCGACCCTACACCGGATTCAAGCGAAGACTCCGAGAGTTTATCGCGTTTTGCAGGACTCTTGAACCACGACTGCCGTTTCGTTTTCTTAAGCAACAGGTCTACACCCTCGCCGAACGACTCATGCTCGGGGAAGTCGGACGACTGTGGATGCGAGACCGGTGCTATGAACGTGTATTGCGAATGTATGGAGCGAACGACCAGCGGACAGAGGCCTGGCACGCCAAACGAAGTGAAATGATTACAGCTTCGGAAGTCTATGGAGTGTTTGGTTCTGAATCTGCACGACGAGAAGTGATGATGCGAAAGTTGGAACCCAAACCTCCTGGCGAAGGAAATGCGGTCCCTGCATTGTTATGGGGTACACGCTTCGAACCCGTTGCAAAGAAGATTTATGAAGAGCGAACCCAGTGCACGATTACCGATGTCTCGTGCGTCCAGCATCCACGTCATACATTTCTAGGTGCATCACCCGATGGATTGATTGTGCCGAAGAGCGATGACCCAAAACGCTATGGTCGACTGGTCGAGTTCAAATGTCCTATCAGTCGTGCAATGAAAGCGGAGATTCCACCTGGATACATTCACCAGATGCAGATGCAGATGGAATGCACGGGGATTGACGAGTGTGAGTATGTTGAGTTTCGATTCAAGCAAGTCAACTATTCAGAATGGGTTCGAAGTACCGAACAGAAAGGCATGTTTACAGTCTACGAAGATGGGAAGGTCGTCTACGACAAAGACATCTACGAGGATACGACACAAGTCATCTATTGGTTGTTGAGCTCCATCAAAGAGGACTTTGTACCCAAGGACCCAGAGTGGTTACCTAAACATTTGGAAGGGTTGACACAGTTCTGGAATGAAGTGTTGGAACACCGCAAACAGGGAACTCTACCACCTAAACCCGAAGAGAAGAAGATAATGAGTCTAGACATTTAGTTGCGTCACAATGTTCGTCCATAAGCAACGGGGTAAATCAACGATAGTGAGTACTTTATCTGCAATGAATTTGTCGATCAGAGATTGAGTGGCTTCATAGTCATCAAAGACAATCAATGCATTCTTTTTTGCTAAAGGTAATGAATGAACAAAATGAGACCGAACTGCTTCGTGTGTATGATCTGCATCAATATGGATAGCATCATATTCATCCGATGGTAAGGTCTTCAAGACTTCACTTGCATCTCCAAGATGGAAGGTGATACGATTTCCAAAGTGTTGATTCAAGTACTCAACTGCTTTGGGTGAATATCGTGCATCATTGTCGATGCATGTAATTCGTAGGGTCGGATTAGAGACCAGTAAAATCAACAGAGAGTGACCCAAATAGACTCCAATCTCTAATAGATGAGACGCCTTTTGTCCAACGTTAAAAAGAGCTTCCTGTTTTTTCAAGGTCTGGAGTTGATAGGAGTACTTCAAGCCGTCGAATAAGTAACTTCCCCACCCATGAATATGTTCGCGTCCAACTGCATCGTAGAGTTGAATGAAATGATGAAAGTGGTCATGTAGAACTCTTGCAGTAAGGCATTTCTTATGCCATTCAACTGCTTTCATTAATTCGACTTCTCCATAGAGGGGTAGGCTTGTAAAAATTGAATCATCATGTCCCGAAGGATAAATATCAAAGTACTCGTCCATCATAGCCCAGTAATTGACTTCCCATGAAAGTTTAGGAAGGTTTTCCCTGATAAGCATCATTTGACGACTGTATGCAAGCGGGATTAACGTACGATGTCCTACCCAAAATGTCCCAAACAATCTCCAGACAGGACGTATCCATACATCGGTTAAATCAACGATTTTGGAACCAGGGCTTACAATACGATCTGTGCGGAATGTACTTCTCTCAATTGTGTGGAGCATTTCTGTGACCCGGTACTCGTCCCGTACCATATGAAACGCTCCAAAGTCAATCCATGCTAGATAGGGTGTCTCTGTATATGCAAGTGCTTCATTCATAATCCGAAACTTGTTCAATTGAATACACATGTACTGTGCGTTATCTTTCACGGGATGCATCTGGCTAGGCAGTATAGGTGTTTCAGGTAGGAACGATGTATCGAGATCGATGGGTATCACTCGAACATTGGATGGGAAAACCTTATCTGTATAGGTTGTATCCAAAAAGAGAAGAATGGAGACACCTGTCGCTGCAAGTCGATCAAATAAGTCGAAATAGCTTGTCTCACTGCGATAGGAAGTAGCAGGTTTGAAAAAGGCGGTCACAAAGGTAGTCGTTTTCATTGTATATAGTGTTTACACACACTCAAACAAGTAAACGCAAATGTATTACCTTCGTGAAAACTCTCTTACTACAGAAGACCCAGTATTCTACACGTTACGAAAGGATTGTATGGTGTTTCCAGAAGATTTAGTGGTTGCACGAGACTTTGCGCTTCGGGGAAACTATGAACAATCCATCATCGAATGGGCAGCTACCTTGATGGACCCTTGTAAAGTCTTTGTGGATATAGGCGCACATGTTGGAACCTATTCAATGTACTTGGCGAACTTCAGTTCAGGTGTCGTAAGTTTTGAGTGTTGCCCTAAAACGTTCAACTACCTTTGTACCAACATTGCGTTACAAGAACTTGATTACAAAGTTATACCTCATCGAACTGCACTGGGTAATGAAAAGGGTAGCATTCCATACTACATGCATTCTCCAAAGGATGGAGGGGGGAATAGTTGCATGCCCTTTATGGGTCGTTCGTCTCCCATCATTCAAGTTCCGATTACAACGTTGGACTCATTCCAGCTTGATAACATTGGTCTTATCAAGATGGATGTAGAAGGGTTTGAAAAGAATGTTCTTGAAGGTGGACTTGAAACTCTTAAGCGTAATGGATATCCCAAGATCCTCTTTGAATCATGGCGTGAGTCACGAGACCAGGAGGGTATTCCTGCAACACAGTTACGTAAAGAGTTATTTGACTATATTCGTTCGATTGGATACCGGATTATTCCGGTCAATGGATGGGACGAGATGTTCATTGCCGAACGAAACACTGACACCACTTCGACCTAGGACTTGCAAACTTCCGATTCCATTCGTCAATCGTGTATTGACTGCCCATACTCATATTACATCGACCACAAATCGGAACTAGATTGTCGACTGTAGTCTTACCGCCTTTGCTTTCTGGAATGTTATGTCCACATTGGAAATCAAAGACATTGATTCGGTTCGTGCACCACGTCACTTTACATTTGCTATCAAAACGCTGACCAATTTGTTGAACCCAGACTTGTTCTCGTAAGGCTTTTGGAATCGTTGCCTTACGAGGACTCTTTTTAAAGACATCCGACACTCTCGCATGAAACACCATACTTTCTTATGCGACATACGATGTATATTGGTTCACTCGGAAAGGTGTCTCAATTCCGTGAATGGATTCATGCTGAACGGGTATGGGGTTTACGTGATTCGTCTGTTGGGTATAGGATGAATCTTCAACTGCAAGCGTACGTGCAATTTGGGTTCGGTCCAAGAACTCGGGTTGGAATCGTTCGGTTGTTTTCATCAATACGAGCACAGCCACTAGAAACGCAGCCGCCAGTAAAAGCCACTTCGTCATTATCCTTCTTCACGAAAAAACGAACAGCTTTCTGTCTAGATGAAAGGATAAGTATGGACGAAGACAAAGCACTTGAAACCTTGCGAACAATGCTAGGACGCCGTGGTTTGGATACAAAGACCGAACGAGTGGTTACGGATGGAATTGAGAATGTGAACTTATATACCCTTGGAAACCAACTGGTCGTGTTCAGTCAAAAGGCCAAAGGTATGGTGGAGCGTGATGTAAACAAAATTGTGGACTTTGCGGATGGAAACGACTATACCCATGGCATCATCATTGTAGCCTTGGTGCCTCCTTCCGAGAACGTACTGAAAATCATCAAGCAGATGACCAAGACTCGTCTGATTCAGTTCTTCCACAAACGACAGCTTCTGTTTGATATTACGACCCACCGTGCTGCGATGCCTCACCGCATTCTCAAAGAGGAAGAGAAGACCGAAGTGTTCAAGACCTACAACATCAATACACCGGACCAGCAACTCCCGTGGATTGACTCACAAGACCCGATGGTGAAATGGATTGGAGCACGACCCGGTGATGTGATTGAAGTCAATCGACACAGTGATGTTGCGGGCGCACAATTATACTATCGTTACTGTGTTCCAGATGTAAATATTGCGTAAGGACAATGGATACTTTAAAGGCAAAGTACACAACCCAACTCGCTGAATACGATACACTCTCGTCACGGGCGATTCAAACGAACGATACAAGCAAGATTCCTAAACTCCGCGAGTTGAACATTGCGATTGCCGCAACACTCAACGAGATGATTGAGAAGCTCACTTTTTTGAAACAGAACACACCCGATATCAAACAAGAACGAGACAAGTTCATTCAAAAACTAGGACAGATTCAACGAGACTACAATGGTTTGATCGAAGCCACCGACACACTTGAAACCTTGCGTCGTATTCGCCAGCAGG